TTTTCTTTTTCAATGTCTTTTGTTATTGAATGTATCAAAGATTTTTTCGGTCGTGATAAATCATGGCGAGATTAGGCAAATCACATTATACCGTTGATGATTTTAATTTTTCGTTTGGTTTATCTCAATCAGAAGCAAGACGTATTAAAAGGCAACAGATGAAAAGAAGCACAGGCAGAAAAGGTAGAGGAAGTAGAACTTCTAGAATACCTAAAGAAAGTGCGTCAAACCAAACACTTAAAAGACAATTCGTTAATAAAATCAATCATGATTTAAAAGTATTAGGGAGTCGTCAGAGCTTGCCTGCTCCACCTCAAAAAATAAGTTACGCTTATGCAAAATCTTATGTACAAGGTGCTTATCGTGAAGATATAAACTTAATTGAGGCAATTCAAAAAGGTAATGGAAATTTTGAACATTCAAAAATCAATACCAAAGGCATTAATTTGAGTGAGTATTGGTATGGTTATATGCGACCACATATTAATTTTTTAATTGATGAAGCGATTAAAGATAATCAAACCTTTGTCGGTTTTAGTCGGCGTTTCAGACAAATTATTAAAGAAGTCATTGATTACTCATATAATAATAACAAACCTGCTTATAATATTGTTAAATATGTCTTATTTGGTTAAGGAGGTTAAACATGAAACGAGATAGAGAGGTTAAAGAATATCAAAATTTACTTGAAAAACATCGTCAGACGATACCAGAAGAATATAACCAGATAGAATTATGTAATGAACTCATGAATAAAGACTTAGATTTTTATATATCTATATCTAACCGTTCAGACGGTAAATCATTCAACTATGTAGGTTTTTTTATTAAACTCGCAATAGAAAAAGGTATTGGGTTTATGCTTGTCAGTCGTCATTTTACATTGCGTTATGCGTATCAAGAATTAGTTGATGAGATTGTGAGTGAAATGAAAGGTGTTAACTTCAATCATATATTCTATGAAAAGAATGATGATTATATTAAAATAGGATATAAAGAAGATTATATCGGTATTATTACAGACTTGAACAATGCAACAGATTTAAAATATCATTCAGCAACATTAAAATACTTCCCTATTATTATATATGATGAGTTTTTAGCACTTGAGGGAGATTATCTCACTGATGAGTGGGAAAAATTAAAAACAATTTATCAAAGTATAGACCGAAATAAAGATGAAATTCCATTCATCACACATCCTAAAATATTCTTACTCGGTAATGCCGTTAACTTTTCAAGTCCAATACTAGCAAACCTAGATATATTCAACTATCTACAAAATCACAAAATTAACACAACCAGACAGTATAACAATATACTGATTGAGTTACGCAAAAATAAAAATGTGAATGATAAGAAGAATTTAAGAGCTTTTGACAGTAGTAATGATGCCATGACAACGGCAGAATTTAACTTTAATGATTATCAGTTAACCAGTCCGAATGATATGCAATATATACAAAAGAATAGTAATTTCTTTTTTATCAAGACAGAATTTGGTTACTTGAAAATTATATTTAACGTGAGTGACTTACGTACTGATATTAAATATGCCCCATATACCGAAGATTATCAATTCTGTACACAAATTGATGATGTGAAAAAAGATGTGATTTATTTAGATGATAAATATTACGATTATGACAATCATCATAAACAATACTATAAAAAAGGTTCGTTTATTACGTTTGACAATGCGTATTCCAAACAGTTTGTGTTAGATAATCCAGACCTCATCGCTTTACGTATTAAAAAAGTAATTAAGAAATATTTTAAAACACAACAAACAGTCGAGCCTGATATAGATAAGATATACGAAGATAATTACATCGAGCGTTCAAAACGTGCCATACTAAAAAGATTAATGTAGGTGTTTGAAATGTTGTTAGACTTTTTAAAAGAGAATAAAGGGAATCGGCAAGCGACACTTTATTTTGATATAGAAACCTTACAATATAATATCTCAAAAGGTCAACAACGTCCTTCATTATATAAAAACGTGACTTACTCTGTGTGTGTAGGTTGGTTTGTTGGGGATAACTTTGAATATGAAGTTTTCCCCTCTTTTAAATCCTTTTTTGATACATTTTTCAAATTGATAAATGAAAATAAAGGTACAATTACGAAATCACGTACAGTGATTAATATGATTGCACACAATACCAATAAATATGATAATATGTTTTTACTTCATGACCTTGTCTATTTTTACAATATCGAACGTATGAACTTAAAAGACAATCAAGCAACAGAGGATTATCTTAATATTAGTATGAAAGAGAGTAAGAAAGTAGGTCGTGAAACAGATGTAGCATTAGAAAAACGAGTGAAAAGTCGTAACAACTTGGACTTATCTTTTTATTTAAACGGTTTTTATTTTAATGTCATTGATAACTTTTTAAAAACACACACATCAATTGCTGTATTAGGTAAGAAGTTGCGATATAGTGGTTTTTTAACTGATGATGATTTAAAAACAGATTTTGATTATGAAATATTTAATCGTGATGAGGATATGACAGAGGAGCAAGCATATAACTATGCTTACGAGTGTTTTAACAATCTTACTGATGAACAACTAAAATATATAAAAAACGATGTGTTGATTTTAGCACATTCACACAAATACTATAGCTCGATTTTCCCTAACTTTGATTATTCTAAAATAACATTTTCTCAAAACATCTTAGATAGCTACTTAACAAATCCATTATCAAAATTTCAACTACTCAATAAGTACATGGATAGCTATTCAGAAAAAGAAGCGAAAGTCAGTTATACTGATTATACCTTTGATAATCAAAACTTTTATGACTATATTAAATCATTTTATAAAGGTGGACTTAATTTCTATAATACGAAATACCTTAACAAAATTGTTGATGAGGATTGTTTTTCTATTGATATTAATTCAAGTTATCCTTATGTGATGTATCATGAAAAAATACCAACATATTTAAGAGACTATCATTCATTTAAAACGAGTACATCCATTGAAATAAACGATATAGACAACCGAGATGTTTATACGTTGTATCGTATGGAAAAAGAAATATTTAATCGTGATATCTTATCACGTATCAAAAGTAGAGCCGTTAAACAATTACTTGTGAAGTATTATAACAATCATACTTATGTGAACATCAATACGAATACTTTACGTTTAATACGAGATATTGCGGGTATAGATATCACACATTTAAACGTGTTAAGTTATGTATCATTCGATTGTTATTATTTCGGTTCCCGTGACATTATCGCAAACAACTATTTCATTAAAACACAAGGTAAATTGAAAAATAAAATTGATATGCGTTCTCCTTATGATTACACAATCACTGATGAAGAAAACACACAAACCTTTTCAAGTGAAGAGGTCATGTTATCAAAAGTGGTTTTAAATGGGCTTTACGGTATACCTGCCTTACGTTCACACTTTAATTTGTTTTATCTTGATGAAAGAAAAGAATATACCAATATCATTAACGGACACAAAAACACAGAACGCAATATCTTGTTTAGTACCTTTGTGACATCGCAAGCACTTTATAACTTGCTCGTTCCTTTGATGTATGTATCACAATCACAAATAGACGATTGTTTCATTTACTGTGATACCGATAGCTTATATCTAAAATCAAAAATACGTGAGAAACTCCCTGCACGACTTTTCGATAGTATCAGTTTAGGTAAATGGGACATTGAAAACGAACATATAAAAAAAATATATGTGTTGAACCATAAAAAGTATGCGTATCTGACTGATAAAGGCATTACAGTGAGATGTGCGGGGGTGGGGTTGGATAGCTTTAATCTCAATCAATCATTTGAGAACTTCATTAAAAGTGAATTTCATGACGGGGCAAAAATAATTAATCAAAAATCTATATTTAATGAACAAGAAACCATTAGCATATATCCGTCTGTGACGTACATGGATAAAGGGGAAACTTACGCAACACAGTTTAATTTTTTAGATGAAATCAAAAAGGAAATGCTACTCGAACACTTAAAAGAGGAACTGAAAGAAGGACTAGATGATGCACTTTACATCGAAAGTGAAATCGGCGCATTTAGTATTCATGATGTATTTAAAGTTACACATGCACATAGAGAGCGTGATGATTTACATTTACTAGCTATGTTACATGATGAAATAACGGTCAACATCGGCGACTAAAGTCGCTCGTTGTTTTCGAGTGGGACATACAACGAAATCAAAGATTTCTGTATGTCTCCAAGTAAAAAAACTTCTATATATGAAATGGATCCATTCCATATATAGAAGTTTTTCTTTTAGAGTAGAGTAAACTCTTTCGTGGTCAACATCGGCGAATAAATTCGCTCGTTGTTTTCACGTGTGACATACAACGAAATCAAAGATTTCTGTATGTCTCCATATAATACATATTTTAAACAAATTTTTAAAGTGTCGGTATTTCCGTACCGTTGGTTTAAATCTATTTATATTGTAACACTTGTTACATAGCGTGGTCAACTTAGTTATTCCTTTACCCAAGCCTTGAAAAAGTGGTTACCACTCTCAAAATTACTCACATTTTCATTCGTGATATTGCCTCCGCCCATCAGAGCATCATTTTTCATATTTTGAGAAAGGAGTTTAAAATTATCGCCACTTTTAAAACCAACATGCCCTGCGCCTGCATTCCAGAAATAAACCACTGCCCCACGTGGCAGGTCATTCCATATTTTCGTGCGTTGTGCTTTACTTGCCCCATTCGGGACATTCACATGCTTCCAGCCACTCGGTACTGGATTACTCGCAATATTTTTAGCATAGTCTCCTGCGGTATTGAGTCCTAGACCGAAATGGTTCGATACATGATGAACGAGGTCGACACATTGCGCCCCATATGCCCCATCTGCGTCAAATTTATTCCCAACATTTTTCTTAAGATATTGATAAATCTTTTCCATTGTTTCATTACTGGAGGGTTTCGAATCATCTTTATCATCTTTATCGTCTTTACCTTTTGAGCCTTTCGAGCCGTTCGAGCCAAAGTCGAGGCTCCCCACTTTTTTTTCTAACGTGTCAAAAAAGGGGATGTTAATTTGTATTCGGTAGGTGTTATTGTAGGTTTTGAATAATTTAAAATATTCATTACTGAAAAACATATCAGTCCCGATAGAATGTAAATCATAAGTAAGCATTTTTTCAATTTCATTAAATAGTGCCTCCAATACTTTTTGTCCTTCTCGTCCTAAATCTTTGAGTATTCCACTAATACTATCATCACTACTTGGTGTGTCTTTACCACCGCTTGAATTATGATTTTTTCCTTTTTTAAAAGGATTACCCCCTAAATGTTTAATAATATTGATACTATCATCGTAAGCATTACCATAATAGTTAGCAGGGGAATTTGCTGTAGAATTAGGTGCAAATATCCACCAGTTACCTGCTGCTGTCATTACCATGTAGTGTGAACCAATGGATTTTTTAGGCAAACTATTATAAAACTCTCTAGGGTTACCTGTTTCGAAAGGTTTTTGTACACCTGTTAAAGGGTCTTGCATTGAAATAGGAGCGCCACTGTCTTTATTCCAATGCGTTTTAATCACCTTACAATCTTCATCAACAGCAAGTAATGGATTTGCTTTATCTTGAGGCGCCCCACGCATATAGTGATTAAGAAAATTGCCTTGTGTTCCCCCTTCAATAATGGCTTTCGTTAAGAATATAACATAACTGCCACTTCCTAGATTGGATTCAATACGAGGAATAATTTTATTTTTTACATAGGCTTTCGTTAAACCGAAACGAGCGACTAATCGGCTGGCGTGTGTGACAAAATAACCAGCCATTTTATCCTTACTAATACCAAAGTTGTA